GCTAGTATTTTGCCCCACCCAATCCACGAGAGAGTGCAGCAATGGTTTGCCTCATGCGGTTGGCGTCCCTGAGTGTCTTGTCAATCCGGGATTGACTAGCCACTGAACTGCCGTACGGTTTGCCCGTAGGCTGCCGTGTCCGCTGGGTGGAAACTGACCCTACCTGAGAAGCTGAGTCTTCCGGGCCCACATGTGTATCGGCGGCGTGGTTGGACAAACGCTGTACATGAGCTTCTGTGAGCGGAGCTGTCGTTGTGGGCATGGCCACAGCAGCTGCCATGGTATTCGCCGGGTAGCGAACACCGTCCTGGGAAAGGACCTCAAACTCATATGTCTGCGCCTGTGCATTAGGTTCCATGTTGAGGATCAACAAGTAATTAGTGGGCACAACGCCGAGTACTCCGCCAGTGGTCGTAACAGGGTATGTCACAGTGGTGGCGGCAGTGGTGAGGGAAGGGAAGAACAGCGCCGTAAAATCCCCGGCTGTGAGGTTCGCATTCAAGTCAGAATTTGACGAGAGTGGGATCCAATCATAGTACGAGTTATAGGCCTGAAAGCTGGAGGGTGGCTGTACGTAGGTGTGAGTGTGTGTGAGCTCTTCGGCGCCTAGTGTGACAGAGCGGTTGTTGCCCTGCACAATATTCCACAGAGTAGCCACTGAGCCTGCGTCCAAAGTGTTAGATGCGGTGTAGGTGAGGACTAAGGACTGAGGCACTAGGACCGAGGTTACAGCGCCGGCGCGGTTCAAATTCTGTGTAGTGTTCCGCATGCGCACCGACTGCCTGAACGGCCTAATGTCCAATGGGACAGTGTTGGAAGCATTCAACTGCGTTTGCTGATAACCCCGCCATGCTGCAGCACTCGTCAAATTCGCGGTCGTCCAATTGAATGTGCGCATGGCACTTGGAGTAAAGGCAAAGATGAATTGCGTGTACTGGTTGGCTGCATTGGTGTAGGAGAAGCGGGTCAGCGAATTGACAGTGGTGTAGTTTCCATACGTAGTGGATAGTGAAGGGGCTGATCGGTGTAAACCAGCGTTCCAAAAGCGACGAGCTGTGGCGTCATTCAACACGGTTATCGGAGCGGTCCTCATACGAGTCTTCCTCTTCGGCATACCAGCAAGCTCTGGAGCAAGCGAGATAGCATGCATAAAGTTCTTCAAGGAACCGATCTGAGAAGGTGCGGTAGTTGAGCGCCGGGACAGTTGACTGCCTCGCGTCGTGGCCGTCGATTTGGCCATTGAAACACGTGATCCACCAGACGCCATGATTGCAGCAGCTAATTGACAGCGTTAAACAATCAGAAGGAGTTAATTCCGTGCAAATACTCGACTTGAGAGGCTCCACCGCAAAGTGCGATGTGCTGAATTATCAGAGGTCGAAATTAAGCAGATAGGACTAACTTGTAGGTGAGGGCTCTTGAGCCAGTATGCCGTAGCGGCATTTCACGTCCTATTTATAGAGCGGCGACGATCTTCAGTTGGCTCCGCAACATGACTACCTGGTAAACCAGGCCCCCGAACTCCCACCCGACCAGGATTAAAGTCATCGGTTTCGTCGCCAATCGCTTATTGCAAGCACTTCGGGAGGCACAAATAAGATGCCTCGTCGTCTTCGTCGACGTCTGTGCCCTCCGCCCAGATGCAAAACTTAGAAAACTCGTCAACCGAAAGAGGCTTCTGAGTACTAATGCGCATCATCTCTACTTGGGTCTTTACCTCTGGGTAGGGCTTTTGGAACTGCTTGATGGCTAGATCTTTAAACACCCCTAGCTGGGTGATGCTGGGCGTAGTGCCATCGTTGATGACCCTTGCTTCGACTGAGTAGGCATCACAAAGAATGTACCTGTCGAGGAGTGCCTCTTCGGCCGCATACGCTTCCTCCTCTGTCCTCACGCCTTCAACGTCCTGACTGGCCAAAATCTTCCTCATATATGAGTCAGCCTGGTTCATGAACGCGAGCGCGATAGGGTAATTCTTGCCTCCGAAGAGGGACCCAAGCGCGTAAGCTCTAGCAAGCCTGTGCTCAGGCAAGGAGCCAACTTTGGCGAGGGCCGCTACCTTACAAACGTAGCGTGAAATGGCCGGAATCCAGCCTACCTCCTTCTTGACGCAACCTGCCTCGCAGGCGAAATGGGCGCCAATGAACTCAGCTCTGCCGTCTACAATGCAGTCGACCTTGGCTTCCATGCCAACTTCTGCGTAGTTGCGGCGAATGAGCCATAGGTACACTAGGAAAAGTCTATATGTTTTCCCGATGCCGTCGTCCCCCTCAACGAACAACCTAAGACGGATTTTCTTGGTCGTTGTTCGGGTCTCGTCGAAAGTAGTGACGCCCTCGGCGTCAATAACAATCTCTGGCAAAGGGCAGGATATAAACCTAAAGTTGTGGGTACCGTCGAGTAAGTGACACCGTTGTGTTTTCGGGTCTAAGGAGAAGATCTTTTCAGGGTTCGACGTCATAGCGCTGTACGTGCAAACGAATTCGTCAAATGCATTTACGTCACTTGTCAGCAACCAACCGCTTGTAAGAAACGCGTCAGGAAATTGCGCTCTCAAGAATTTGGGACGGCCCTCGATCTTAAGAGTGAACGTGACGGTCAAACCTTTCTGTGAGTCGGCCCACAGAACTGCGTTGTGTTGTTGACAAAATTGACCCTGAATTTTGTCTTTGAGCTGCAAGTTAATTTTGTGCAGGCAGTGGTATATGAAGTCGAGGGTGCCTCCTGTTCTTTGATGTAGTTCTGCACCCGTCTGGTCAATCTCGATGATCAGGTCCTTATCATCTTCAGCTGTCTCTCTCGACTCTGAGGCTGGATCCGAGTTTGCGTGGCCGGGGTCTGAGATCTTCTTGGCCAATTCAGCCGCGATTCTCTCAAGGATGGTCGTCCTATCGAGGCCTTTGATCCCGCAATCTGCGAAAATGCCATACCTCTTGCGAGTGGGCTTGCCACTCGAGGTCTCAGCTTCTTCTTCTGAAGCGTCGGGCATTGGTTCGCCTCGGTCAAAGAGGAGAAAATGAA